TCACGGGAAGGGCAGGAATCCTTGATCGCGGACGGCAGCAGGAAAGTATTTGTAGATCGTCTTCACCCCCACCCCTATCACATCTGCGATCTGTTGCCTGCTAATCACCATCCCGCAGCGCCTGCAATACAGGCTGTGAAATGTTTCCGGCCTGGATTTATCAGTCAATTCGATAATTTTATTCAAGTCACACCCTCTGTGTTCACCGATACCAAAAACCGGCTCACCTTTCGTTATCACAGGTCTAAATGAGTGCCCCAAAACCATTCCTAAAAAACCGTGGCAATTTCCGGTTTTCTGTTCATCTGATAATTTAGCCATCAGTAACCTCATTACTTATCAGCATCAAATACAGGTTTTGAAATGTTACCCCACGATTGCTCAGGGTGGCCCTCTTTCACTTTCACAGCATCGGTAACGGGATTGCGAAAAGTTACACTTCCACCAGAATATACGGGGCGCTCCGGGGTTCCGGTGAGCACCATATCTTTAATGCATTTAATTTCTTTTCCGTTGAGCATTTTATTTACCTCTTGCTGTCTTGATAACGCCTGCGCTATGCAGGCTGATTAATATTGATTACTCACCCAGCGCTACCTTTAGCGCCGGCTCCGCCTCATCCAGTGGGTTGCCGCTGCCGCTGTACTGAAAAGTGAAAGAGTAATCAAACGGGCTTTTCTCATTGCCGATAGCAACTGAAAACAGCGCGGTTACGTTGGTTCCGTCAAAGTTGCTAATTCCGGTCGCGGTGTACGTCACATCCACTGACTCCGCCCCTCCGGGAACGGTAAGACGCAGGCCGGGGTAGGTGATTTGCTTTTCCAGCTCACGGCGGATTGTTACAGACATTATGTCCTCCTACATTTTTGCGTTAATACTGATCAGGTAAACCTTCACCGTACCGGTTGTCCGGTTCGTGAATGACAAATCGTTACCTGACGAAGATATATAAAACCGGCCATCACCGGGGGAACCGGAACCACCTGCGGTAAAGTTGCCGCTCAGGTTGCCGGTTATCAACGGGGTGCCAACCGAAAAATCCGTTAGCGCTGTCGCTGCGCCCACATACGCCCCGGCGCTATTTTCTACCCTGATAGTCAGTGAGGCGGAGCCATGAATGCAGCCACGAAATATGGCCGTCGTGTTAGCTGTAACCTCCTGCATAAGGCTTGCTGCACCACAGTTGTTATTAATCAGGCGGGTTGGCAGGCCATCAACGCTGAATCCGCCCTGTACGATTTCGCCATAATCGGCGCCGTCGGCCAGGACCAGATTTTTGAATTTTTTGTACTGGAATGCAGAAGGCGCTCCTTTGATACCCCACTGCATTTTCCCGCCAAAAGTGACGTTCTCTACCCGAAGGTCAGCTACAGAGCTCTGCGCAATCCAGGCACAGCCATTGCTGTTACTTCCGTATGGTGTGGAAAAATGGGAATTCCTGATAATGTTGTTTTTACCCGACACGGAAAACACATTGAATGTGCCAGACGGAAGCACACGGTGATTCTCAACGGTCAGGCCTTCCACCAGTACGTTATCGACAATGTTTCCCAGAGTTGGTCCGCACTGAGTGAGCGTCACACCCCGAAGGTTTATATCAGAACCCGTCAACAGGTAGCGTACATGGTGCATATAACCACCAGTAATATTAAGACGCCCCCGCTTAGATGAGTATTCAAAATAATCCCCTGAGAGGTTCTGGCTATCTATTGTATGACACCCAATAAACTCAATCCCGCGGCAGTGGTCATTATCATAGTCAGATGTATCATCATCGCTAGTGTCGTTCATGACCGTCGTGCCAACCGCCCTAAACATACGATGACCGATATTGCTCCATGACAACTCCACGCCAATAAACTGAAGGCCGTCTACTCCCTCAAAAACGGATGGGCCGTAAGCCAACGGGTCGTTATTACGAATCCCTTCCAGTTTCCCACCGATAATAAAGTTATGCCGTGAACGCTTACCAAATTTCATCATCGCCGGGCAGGTTTCAATATGTAGTCCAATGAATCTGTTTGCATTAGAGCCATCGGTACCGTCATTGCCTGGGCCAAAATTCAACCCATATTTAATATTGTTTCGGTCTCGCGTATTACCGCAGTGCATGATACGAAGGTTATAAATAGTGGAGTCCCACACCGATTCGCCAGTTAACCCCTCACCGTCAAGATACCGCATCTCAACATTTTCAATAATTGCATACGAACTATGCTCAAGCTTAATGCCGCCAACGTTCTCTGCAATAACGACCCCTGGGAATTTATTCTGAAAACCATAACCGATTTTAAAATTTCGAAAGACAGGACGGAATAACCGCTTTGCACCGCCGCTGGGCGTGGTGGCCTCGGTGCCTTTGGTGATCCAGACGTGAGACGCATCAGTCCCGGCCTCCGGAACAAATAACGTACCGTCATTGCCCTCAATTACAATATTGGACTTTACCAACAAACCCGCTGCGAGAAACACGCCACCACGGAATACCAGTCGGGGATAGGTGGTGATATCACCGTTAAAGGTACTGTCGACCTGGCTGTTGATTTGGGCGATGGCGTCCAGAATGCCCTGGGTTGAGCTCGTCTGTCCGGTCGGGTCTATTCCCGGAAACGCGTCGGCATAAAATTCCCTCAGTGCGTTCTGTACGTTTCCGGGCTGCTGGAGCTTCGACATACCCGCTCCCAAGCCTGGTTTGCTTGAACCCAGGTCTTGGCGAATTGTATCGCCGTCCATCAGAACGAAGTGAGTAACGTCGTTCGTAAAGCTGGTTGCATCGGTTCCGGTGGTTGTAAATCCGACGTCTGTAGCAGTATTCAAGCGGTAATACTGGTTGTTATAGCGGATGTACTGGTTACGGGCACTGAACTGGAACGGGCCATTCTGGTAATCACCCAAAAAAACGTAACCAGAACTATCAAGGAAGGATGCAAATCGATTTTCTTTGTCTATCTGGGAGTTCAGAAACAAAGAATCCTGTAGAGTTATTTGCGAATGAAATTTATCATTCGTATCTCTAATAGTCTTTCTGATAGTAGATATACTTTTTCCAAATCTATCGATCACCTCATCAGCATCACTGTTCAAAAAATCATCATACACAAGTGCATTATCATTAATGTCCTTCATGCTGTTTGAAGGGCGTGGGTTTCCGGTGTTATATCTTTGGGCCATAACCAGTTCCGTTAAATGTGGTGCAATGATTTGCATTGATAAAAATATCAAATAAAGATATAATTAATGATTGGTGTTTTAATTTACATGCTTTCAGCTCATAGCATGAAAATAATCAAAAGCGAACCAACATTAAAAATAAAGAATTAGTAGCTAAAAGAGTAATAGAATGAATACAAAGTTAAATCATTGGTTGGATGTTTGCCGAGCACTAGCTATAAGCTTGGTGCTTTTATCGCATGGGCGCACCTTCTTGGTGCCATTAATGCCCGAAACCAATATATTTAAATTCGGCGGATTTCTTGGAGTTGAGTTATTCTTTGTCCTTTCTGGGTTTTTAATTGGGAGAATATTAATTGAAAAAATAAACAACCAAGAATCTCCTCGGGAGTGGATTCCTAGTTTTTGGTTAAGACGCTGGCTTAGAACGTATCCAAGTTATATTTTATTTCTCTTCATAAACATAATTCTTATATTTAGCATTAGACCGGATATCTTCCCAAGTGTTTTAAGATATTTGACTTTCTCGCAAAGCTTGCTATCGCCACACCCTTCATTTTTTGGGGAGGCCTGGAGTTTGGCTGTGGAGGAGATTTTTTATCTTATTACCCCATTGTTATTTTGGGTGTTTTTTGCTCTAACGAATAATAAAAAAACATCCATTAACTTGGCAATTGTGGTTCTAATTACTTTACCACTTGCACTAAGAATTAACGCAGCTTTTAATTCCAGTCTTACATTTAATGAAATCAGAACAATTTCGTTATTTAGAATAGACTCGATAGTGTATGGTGTCTTGGGTCTAATTATTTGTAACACCCCTGCCTTTAATAAGATGAAAATGATTGGAGTGGCATTAATACCATTGTGCATCTTCATTTCCGCACAAGATGACGAATTAATAAACAATAACACCTTCTATAAAGTATTTTTATTTCCCATGGCAAACATAGGGTTTGCATTCATGATATGCGGTTGGATACATTTAAAAATAAGCAAGCAGATTATGCACATAGTTTCACGTATTGCCAGATGGTCCTATGCAGCATATTTAATTAACCTGCCAGTTATTTTTTTACTTAAACAAACACTTCCCACGCCGACCACTTACGCAAGTTGCATTACTCAATGGTTATTATTCTTTTTATTAACACTATCACTTTCATATTTTATTTATAACACATTCGAGAAAACCATATTAAAGGCAAGAGATAAACTAACCTCATCATAAAAAAGGGCCGCACGGCCCTTTTTTTATACACCTATTGCAAACCAAAAAAAGTTATCAATTGCCACCGCATCATTAGCCAGCCGCCCATATGCAGTAAACCCTTCTGCACTTGGATCACTAACTGTAGAAAACCTACCATCTCCAGATGTTATCTTAACAGAAGAAACAAAAAAAGGAGGAAAAGAGAAAGCAACTGGATATGTAATATTTAATGAAGTTCCGCTTGAATATTCCCGACCCCATTGGATTAGCAATCCTGATGGAAATTTCTGATAACCTCTTGCTTCCAGCAAAGCTGGGAAATTACTTTTAATAATTTCACCAATACTTTTAAATACCTGGCCATCGTCGCCCGAATCAAGAGTTAATCCAGAACCTTCAACAACATTAACCAACTCCCGCTGGAATGTGTTCAGCATTTCAGCATTTATAATGGTCGGTGAAATCCCATTAGCAACATTGCCATTAGTATATTCACCATTAGCATCAGCAGTATCTGTCGTACTTCCAACTTTTCTCATGATTAACCTTTAAATGTTAGTTTCCTGAAATGTATCCAGAGGCGATATCAAAAATAGTTGCAAACTCAGGGGTGACTTCGTACACTTCTTCGTCATTAAACCCAAAATAGATATAACCGAATTTTACAAGCGTATAGGATGGAGACAGCGCTGAAATGCGACACTCTAGTTGCCTGTTTCCCCATGAACGCAATGGGTCTCCGCAATAACTTATCCCAACTCGGGAGTACGTTATATTCGTTTCCTCTCCTCCAACCATCCAGACAAATGGCCAGTCATCACCATTTAACCCATCACCACAAACTGATAATCCCGCTCGTGCCTGTCGGTATTCTTTAATCGAGATGGTATAACCCATTGCTGCAGCAATACTGATGAAATAGCTTTTTGACTGACCTCCGGTACTGATTAATTTTGAGACGATTGCATTTTGTCGCTTGGCGATTGTGTCGACCTCGCCAATGGAGCAATCATCAGGCAATCCAAGCGTATTTTCCCAGTCAGTGAGCATGATGGTAGCTGTCTTAGGGAAAGCGCCACTAAGAAGAGCCTGAGCGTCATTATCACTACGTTGAAAACTCCTTGCCAGCGCCCGAAGCACTGCCGTCTGCACTGCGTTTTTATCTCTTGTCCAGGCTCTTCCTGGCGGGATTAGTGCCTGTAGCGCTTTAAGGTAGTCGTCAGTTGAGAAGAGGCTCATGTGTAGTTCACCTCGCCACGAACGGCCATCTCCCCTATTCCCGGCTCAATATTTGCCGATGGGGAGACCAGAATAAAACCTGCTGTCCCAGAGACATCCCCTATCGCACGGTTGAGGTCTGAAAGATAGATTTTTCCTGTTCCGAGAGGATCAGCAGATTCAAACAGAACGCTGTCAATAGCGTCAGCTATAGCAGCAGTTGTAGTGCTACTCGCATCAGAGATACCTCTTATCTCAAAATCAATAACCCGCGCAGTAGGCGAACAGATGTAATTCAGGGAAGTCACAGGGGCAAGTGGGTACATATAATCGGCCACCCTTCCCTGATCGCCCGTAGCCTTTACTGCGCCCCATTCTTCCAGTTGTGATAGGCCATCCGTGCCAACCGGGAACCCATGGTTTGTCTTGTCGTTGCCATCACACATGATGTAAATCACAACGGTACCGGGCCCCATTCCTCTCCGGCGGACCCATGCACGTGTAACGCCTGATACAGCCAGAGCCCAGGTACGATAATCAGTATCGCTGCCACCTTGCGGAGGGTTTTGAAACAACAGAAGGCCGCGCTGTCGAAAATCCTCTTCATCTTCAATATCGGCGCCGCCGGTGGCTGGCTGAATGAGCGTGACCGTGCTTTCAATGCCAGACACATTCGCATCAAGGGTCAGGATGGTACCGGCATCAGCATTTCCCCGGCTGCCACCTCCGGTGACATCCTCGGCGATATCAGGTAATATGGCGGTAACAGCAACTGTAGCTGTGCCAGAGGTGCCGATCGTTACACCAGCATCAGTTGTGTACTGATAACCATCCGCGCGATTAATTACTGCCCCCGCATCTAACGTCCTTCCGGATGTCCCTTTGATTTGCACTTCAGGTGATCTAGCGGCAGTAGCTGCTTTACGATAGGCCTGTTTCAGCGCCATCCATCCAGCAAGCCATTCATCTGTCGATGTGAAAGGGGTACATTGCCGGGCAATATAATCCAGATAGGCATAATGCAAATGCGCCATGCCAGCGTCCATATCCGCCAGCACCTTCAAATTTCCGAACCGCAGCAGTGCGCCGACCTTCTCCAGTTCCGCCTGCATGAACTGTTGATTTTCCGTTCTCAGCTCACTGAGCGTTTTTCTTTTAAATGGCATTGTTCAGTTGCTCCCATAGCCAGAAGAATTTGAACTCCTGCCAGTCCCCTGCCGGCGGCAAATACCGGATGATCAGATTCAGCCTGTCAGGGAAGACAATTTCCGATTGCGCCTGTATCTCTGCCACAATGCCATCCGATTTCATCCAGGCCAGCGCCTCTTCGGCATAATCTTCCGCTCTCATCGCCACTTCGCGAGTCAGCTTTTCACGTCGCAGTAGCCACAGCCTTGAGCCAATATTCCGATCGTTGTCCAGATCACCCCACCAGCCGCGGCGGTCGGTACCTTCATAATTGTCGTCAGCGCGAGCCAGCCCGTCGGTAAACAGGCTGATAATCACTGCCGTGTACATGTCATTTTCTGAGGTTAAGATGCCGTTTCCGGCCTGCCAGTCTGCGTGAAGGGCATCAACATTCCAGAAAGAGGAAATATCACTCATACCTGACTCTCTGTTTTTTCGCTGGTTTTGATGCTGTCACCGGACTGAACGTTTTTAACGTCATGGTCATGACCGTTGTAAGCATCGCGCAACGCTTTGAGCGTTTTATCGTTCTTCTCGCAGTTGTCGATGATGTCTCCCGTCACCAGGAGTCTGGGGGTAACCAGTTTTACCTGCTCCGTTGCCGTCGCGGTGATATTTGCGGCATTACTGATCTCCACATCTTTACCTTTGGCATCAATAAAAATGCCCGACTCGGTCAGATGGATATTCAGCCCCCACTGGTTGTAGATTACCGTTTCCCCTGGCTTCAGCCCGGTATGGCGATACCCCTGATGGTTAGAAGCGATGACAACTGGGCTGGAACGATCACCTCCCAGAAACGCAATAACCACATCAGCGCCCGCCGGCAATCCCGATGAAAAGCCAAAATCGGAAAACCGTGGCGCACTGGCCACTTCCAGCGGGGTCTGATACTGCACTTCCTGTACCACCCCGCTATCTTTCTGGCTGGTAATACGACCAATGCCCAGCATACCCGCGATGCGGGTCGCCGATTTTCTTAAATTTTGAATCATTGGTTTAATCCCGGGATTTGCTGATAGAAGGCGTAGGGCTGGACACTGAAGGCTTCCGGCGGTAACAGGTACATTCTGGCGTGAGTGCCGTCGCTGTCTCTGATGTAGGTCACCTCGGCAATCAACATTTCCGTATCCGGAAGTTGCATTGAGGGGATATTTACCGGGATCAGCGTGTTCGGCTCCCAGAGTTTTCCCGCTTTATCGCGCCAGGAATCAATCGTGACGCTCAATGGCTTTGAGCGGCCGTATCGTCGGTTCATCTCCCAGTCGATGGCGCGCTGCGCCTGCTGGGATGCCATCAGCGTACTTTCAACGATAATGATCCGTTTCCGGTAGCGCATGCTTGCCGCCTCCGGATCACGCGCTGTCGCCAGCGTCACCGAGTCATAAGCTGTATCCGGTGAGAATCCTGCAATCGGAGAAATGCTCATCGATACGCCGACGTAATCAGAAAAGCGGTCTGCCATCGAACGGCGGTAATAAGCCTGTTCGATATTTACCCCTTCAGCGATACCGCTGGACGCGCGCTTTGCGCCCACCCGGGTAAGAAATAAATTGCCGTCAGGCTGATCGTAATAGAGCAGAGCTGACCAGCGGGAGACCCGTTCAAGTATTTCCTGCGGCGACTCCCCCCAGTTGAGCGTGAACTGGGGAACGCTGACTAAATCATCGATATCAGTGGAAACCGTAATGTCGTAATACGATGCAAGCCTGGATGCTATATCCAGCGCATTGCCGCCGTTGATAACGTTGTTCGGCCATTCTGCCGAGCAATCGACAAGATCACAGCACTTATTGCGCCCCGTTGCCCTGACTTCATGGCGCGACCGGGAAATTGATGGTGACCAGTCGTCTACATAGCCTGTTATAACCAGATCGCTTCCGAGTTTTACCTGGCAGGGCATCCCCTCCTTCACCAGCTGTTTCTGATCACTACCGGGAAAATAATCCATCAGACCCAGATCAAAATCGGAGGGGAAACGCTCAATGCCGCGGGTCACCCGCACAGAATCCCACCCCTCAATAACTTTCCCGCCCACAGTCAGAGAGACGATATCCTGATCGTTATCCGTACTCATTGTCTCAACACCTTCATCGTCGTCGGCATAAACGCCGGATGCGGCACACTGGCTTCCTGTATCAGTTCATTTGCCCGTAAGGCATCCTGATACAGACGGTTTTCCCCTTTGGTGCCAAGCTCAGCGTAAGTGCCATTGGTGGTGGTGAAAGCGTGGCCATAAAGCTGTTTATCCCATGCCCAGCGGCCCGTTGCATCATTCAGAAACTCCCGGATGGCATCCAGTGATGCGGTGTCATCATAAGGGTTAATGACAAAATCAAAGGTCTTATCCTGCAGGTTGCCAAGGGCATCAATAAAATCCGGCGCGCCTGCGCCGCCGGCCATGCCCGAGATGGTCAGCGTCAGTCCTGCGGGCGTCACCTCGCCGCCCTGAACGCCGAGGTAATTCAGCCTGATATCAATACCATTGCCCAGTAACCCGGCATTCTTGGCCGTCAGTGTCACGGTATCTGTGGCATCGGCTTTTACAGCAGCGGTCACCGGCAGTTCCGTTTTGCGGGTAATCGCCGCGACCAGCGCAGTGGCAATCTGAACCGGAGTGTCAGTCGCCAGTACGGTCAGTTGTACGCGAACGCCAGCAATATAAAGAGAGATAACGCCGGTTTCTGTCGCCTGTGTGGCAACCTTGATACTGCCTGTTGCCACTGCCATCGAATCCGCATCATCAGCCAGCGGAAGGATCCAGACCTCCGCAGCAGTATCGTTTTTTTGATACGCTGTCATCATGCCATGCAGCATTGAGCCTTTTCCGGTAAGCTCACCCACCGCATTGGGAGAAGAGACTTTTACCGGGATTTTTTCCTGTGCAGAACCTGATGCCAGCATCTGACCAATCAGAAGCGTTCGCTGTGTAGCGGTCGCCGTGTTGGCCATGGAGTTATCAAACTCCACATAAAAAAGCGGCACACGTAAATTGCCGGGAACTCGCGAAAATGGAACGGTCATTTAGTTACGCCCTCTTTTTTTACGGCGTTTTTAACGCCCTTTTCCGGTACCTGGCTGACGTCACCATCCTTCATGCGGCGGCGCCAGAACGTATTATCAGGTACCTCCGCGCCATCTTTGGGCAAAGGCTCCCCCCTGACAGGGCAGCGAACGCTGATCCCGTCCTTCGGTTTTACAAACATGATTACTCCTGAAGGTCTATTTTTACGCCAGGCTGCGGCGTACCGTCCGGCATGTTGATGGTGATGTCGATCCCCGCCAGCGGTACCGTATCGATCGGATAAAAGTCCTCAGGTCCCTGATAGTGCTCAATATCAATTTCGATAAGCAGCTGGCCCATATGCGCTTCGCCATCCGCATCAACATCAATCGTCGAGCGAACCTCCGCATATTTCTGGATGTTCCGGGTCAACTCGTAGCTGTTAATCACCGCCCTTTCCACCTGTTCCCGGAGCTCCTCCAGTGCAACCTCCGCGCGCATGGCGCCATCATCAGTGGTTTCACTGTCATACTCCTGAACCCGGCCGGTAATACGAACGGTGGTCAGAGAGGTGAAGGCCGGGGTATTTCGCCCCTGCGCCTTTTTGTGATCAAATGGCGTCTGAACAAGCAATGCAGGGTACAAGTCCGGCGAAGTTGCCCAGTCACGCGGGGAATACACACGATCGCCGGCGGCGGTTTTATCTTTCAGCGCGGCCACGACCATTTGTCGTATTGCGGAAGCATTCATCGGGTTTTCGCTACATTGAGAACGAGACGCGAGCCGCCATGGCTGTCCGGTTCGACGTTGGACACAACAAATAACTGATTGATGACCTGACCCCCGACCGTTTTAATAAACACACGGTCAGATACGGCAGGCTGCGGTTTACCCAATTGACGAAATTCAGCATCACGCACACCCAGCATCGGGCTGGAGGTGTTAATTTCTGATTCACCATCAAGATTTTCTGCAACCTGCGCATAGCCACGGTCAAAAATACCGTTAATCGTAAAAGGAGTACCGTTGCGGGGACGGTACTCATGCTCATCGCCAAACACGCCATGGAGCGGACTCAGAAGATGTAAATCCCAGTCCACGCCCATCAGCTTACTCCGTTGTGATTTTCACACCACGCACAGCAGATAATGCGCGCTGTCGCAGAGCATGGACATCGGCAATTACACCTGCTGCCAGCAGACGCTCGGCATCCTTACCGGAGACCGGAATAAGGGAGTTTTCCCGATAGACCTCACCGTCATGGCGGATGCAATTCCCTTTCAGCACCACAAACTCAGGCTCCGGGGCATCTTCCTGGTCATCTTCTTCAGCGGTATCCTCATCATCTGATGGTTCGCCGTGTTTATCGTCATGCTGTTGGGTCTCATGAACGCTGCCACCAGCATTCAGGTCGATATTCAGGGCGTCTTCGGTGGCGCCTTCCGCATTCAGATCATCGCCCAGTACAGTTTTGGTTGTTTTAGCCATATCAGACCACCGTTGCACAAAGGGATGCATTTACCCGGCTCGGAATAACCAGCGGAGAGGATTGCATCAGGATAAGACGCTGGGCCGGATCTTCTTTCACCCAGGATTTTGGCGCATAGGCCAGGGGACCGTAGTTAAATGCCGGGTCCAGGATAACGCCAAAAGCGCGGGTACCCATCAGATCAGCGCCAGACATAATAACGGCGCCGTCGGGGATCATCGGCTTCTCGACATTATCAAGTGGGTCAATAAACCAGTCGTTATATAACCAGAGGTCAAAGTTACCCCAGCGTCCTTTATAAATAGCGCCCTTCATCGCCTGTGGGCCAGCGTTAATCTGGTTACCAAACGGGCTCAGCGCCGGGAACGTGATGGCGTTATCTTTGATGGTGGTGTCCAGTCGGAAAGCACGCCATGACTTGCTTGTGAACACCAGATCCGTCGCGACGGAACCGGATTCTTTCAGGAAAAGCGTCTGCCAGATTTCAATATCATCAGAGGGTTGGGTATTAGTGGCACCCGCGGCAACCGTCAGCGGCCACTTATCTGAACCACTCAGAGTGATAGTCAAATCCGGAGAGCGCCCGAAATCCACTACTTTGGTTTCATAGCCTTCCCCGGCAACCGTGACGGTACCGGACACCAGCGCGCTGGCCGCCATCCACTCAAGACGACGGTTGATCATGTCAATCTGATCGGTCATCTCAAACTGCAGGTTCAACATTTCGCGTTCTGCGGCGGTATATTCACCGCCAATACGCTCACCAATCTGGCGACGAATCGGTTTACGCAGATCCGGCGCGCGCTTATCTTTGATATAAGCTGGTTTGAACGTATTGGTCTGGTATTTACGGGACTCGACCAGCTTACCTTCCACCAGCGGGGAGACGAATGGCGCCATACGACGCAGGCCGACATCCACGTCAATCGCCACTTCTTCAGTCTCATAAGTCACGACGTTCGGGAAGAAGCGATCAAGCAGCCAGTTCTGACTGGTTTTCAGGTTAGGAACGACCTGTACCAGCACACTGGTATCATAAATATTTTCCATATTCAGTCTCTTGATAATGCCAGCCGCACGCTGGCATAAATTTTAAATGGGTCAACGCCTGCCGGTTAAAGCATTCGCCAGGAGAAATGAGGGATAAATCAGGAGGTGGTTGAAGGTGCCTGGGCGCTGTCTTTCAGGAAGATGGCCAGCGGGCGTAGTGCTGTTTTCAGTTCCGACGCAGTCCAGGAAGTGTCAAAAATAATATAATTCTGGTTGAACTCCCCCATCAGATACAGGCCGCCGGACTGATCGCCATGGGTGGAAGCGTCAACATCATCAACCAGAATGGCCGCCGGCGTCTCGCTACCATCCGTTGCGGTTTTCACACTGACGGTGTATTTACCACTGGCGGTGATCATGCCAAGCACAGTGCCACGCTTATACACACCGCCGGTGATCGTGCCGGTATCCGTGACCAGTTGCAGCGTCCCGGCAATTAACTGATCCGGCACAAACGCTGAACTCTTCATGCCAGGTGCAAAGGCATTCTGACCAAATTGATCCATTATTTCTCTCCTTTAATGGAGTTGTAGAGGCCGGTCATCTGGTTTACCAGTGCCGATTTACCGCTCTCTTTCTTGCCACTATCCGGATTCAGACGGGCCTGATGGCTGGCCTGCATCCGCTGGTCAAGTGAACGCTTGCGGGTTGTGGCTGGCTGCGAAGCTGGCGCGGTTGAAGCCAGAACATTGATGGCGGCAGCTGAGCTCATGCCGGTATTGAATGCCAGCGACGCGGCCAGTGAAGGATTCGCCGCAGCATGCTTACTGCCGAAGATACGGGCACAACGTTTACGCTCGGCGGCGCGGGCATTTTTCACCGCTTTGCTTTCTTTGCGGTCATCGTCGCCATCATCTTCGGAATCGTCATCGTCTTCCGCCGCTTCCGGGTCGTCACCGTCATCTTCAGCGTCATCATCACGCTCGTCGTCTTCCGCGTCATCATCGCGTTCATCGTCCTCGGCATCATCTTCGCGCTCATCCTCTTCCGCGCGACGGCCTTTCGCTTTTTTGGCCTTTTTATCTTCTTCCTCTTCGGAAGCAGTCGCGCCACGGCCAATAAGATGAGCAAAACTAAATGTCTTTTTCTTCGCCATTTCAGGCTCCTGTTTTTTCAAGTAAGTTTCTGAACGCAGCATCAGGAGGACACACCTCATCAGCCAGTCCAAGTTCCACACCATCAGCAGCCATAAAACAGGCAGCCTGAGTACTTTTGATAACCTTTGCGCTAATCCCCCGATTTCTGGCGACGGTATTCACAAACAATTCGCCCATGGTGTTGATGTCCTGCTGAATAGCCGCCAGCGCTTCATCTGACAGTTCTCTCAGCGGTGACCCCTCAGCCTTACGGGAACCGTAGGTGATAATGGTGACTTTGAGGCCGTCATCTTTTATCCGCTGGGTCCAGTCAAGGTGCATGGTGATCACACCAACTGAACCCACACCACCGGTTCGGGGAACAGAAATCCGGTCCGCCGCACTGGCAATCGCATAGGCGGCGGAATAGGCGCTTTCCGTCAGAATGGCATGAATGGGCTTTTTCCCGCGGGCACCGTAAATAACATCGACCAGATCGAAACATCCCGCGACCTCGCCGCCAGGCGAATCAATATCCAGGCAAATCCCGGAAATATCGGGATCCTCCATCGCGGTCAGGAAGGCCTGGCGAATGCCGTCATAGCCTGTCATGCCACTGTATGGGCGCAGGCTACCCAGCTTCTGCACCAGGGTCCCACATATCGGGATGACAGCGACGCCCAGCACATTGTCATAACCCGGGTCGCTACGGGATTCCCGCCCCCGGTTATCGTCGTATCCATACCAGTCATCATCCATGGCAAGAGAGGATTCGATTTTACTGATACCAAACCGGTCCATAACGGATGCCATGATGACTTCAGCTTTACTTGGGTGCAGGGCCAGCGGTGTATTAAAAAGGCGCTGGGCCAGATGAGGTAGATTCACTTTTCCTCCGGATCGGTAATTGTCTGGCTGGCGAACTGGTCCGCCTGCGCCCAACTCGGTAATGGCAGCCCGCGCTTCAGGCAGGACTCAATTTCCCGCTGGCGCTGGTCAAGTATCTCTTCCCAGTCTTCACCCACGTTTTCACCCACTTCAATTTCGAGAGTGGAAAGACCGGCATCGAGGCCAAGGATGGCGCCTTTTTTCTCCGCCACCGGATCCACCCATCCACGCCCCGGCCCCATCCAGCGCGCACGGGAATACGCTGCCCGGGCCTCAACAAAATCGGGGGCATTCGACGGAAGAGGCAAATCCTCGTTATCGTGGACCTCTTCAACAAAGGCTGTCAGCACAGGCTGCGCGGTACCCATGGAAAAATCATCGCGCCGGCGGGTGAGTGTTTTCCATGCCTCCAGCAAGGAGGAACGCGCAGAGCTGTAATTCACATCAGACCAGTCCTGTGTAACCTGCTGCGGAGATAACCCCGTGCCGGAAGAGAAATTACGCAGAACTGCAGACTCGAAAACCTCAAAGTTGCTGTACGGACGGGCAGCATTGACCGTTGTTATTTTCTCGCCGGGGTACAGGATTGGCATGCGGGCGCCATTCTGCAGCGTTAAACGACGATCGTTATGAAATTCAGCCCGGCCGTCCTGATATGCCCCTAACCCTTCCTCGAAGTTTTCCCCCAGCGCGGACTGGATCATTTCGGGATCGTATGGAGACTCAATATACGCGGCGAAGATAGCATTCAGAATTGCCGCTTCCAGCTCGCTCTGGTCGTACTTCACCAGCATCTTCAGACGTTGCACCACTGGAGTCAGAATGCCATTACCCCGATGCTGAGCTCCACGCTCATGGTCAAAGTCGTGCACAACGTGCGGGCGCCCCCAGTCGGTTTCCCGCGGTATCCTCCGCCATGTCATCGTTTTGGCGCCACTCCACCAGTCACCGATATGTGCTTCACGTATGTGATATGCCACAGGTGCGCCATCAGCATCTATTTCAACGCCGCCGCGGATATTGGGCATATCAAAATTCTGCTGTGGGTTACTGAGTCTGTCGGGATCAACAACCTGCACCGTCGTGGCATAACGCCCCTTACCTGGTCCAAGGCGATCGGTGCGATACTGGAGCACCATCAGTGCGTCGCCATCTATCAGCTTGTGGCGAAAGGCCAGGCGTAACATTTGTGGAACGGTTAACGCTTTTCCTGTACTTTTCGAGTTGTGCATTTGAAGCGGCAACATCGATATCATCGCCGGACATGATCAGCCATCCCCGACTTTTCCACATCGTAACGGTCTTGCGGCTAACGCCATGTAACCGTGCAAAATCTGACTGGTTCATTGTTACCTACCTGCAGTCGGATCTGTTACCTGACACTGTTACCCAACCAGAAGAGGTAACATCGAGGGTAACGGCCAATTGATGAGAATATTTTTGTAATCAATAACAAAGATCAATACGTAACAAAACGTAACTGTTACCTGTTACCTAAATTTGAAAACTTGTAGCTAGGAAAACACTGCGGCGCGCAATGCCCGTGCTTTACAAAAGCCTCAGGAAGGACCCATTTTTTGATAATGGTTATCATTTGAGAATTATTTTGCCGTTTTGATAGCATCTGCGATAGCACGACTCAACGCAGCAGGCATCAACGCCTCTGCCATAGCCTTCGAGCGGTCCATATACGCCAATACAGGCGTTACAGGAAGCGCATCACCAAACCTCACCAGCAACTTAGGTGGCCGTTGTTTTGGTTTAGGCCTGCGTGTGCCATTAGGAGAACGCTTAGCCCTCTTCCTCTTCGGAGGTTTTGCCTTGCGACGTTGCCAGATGGCATTGACATTGTTCACATCACCAATGAACACATTCGATTTTGTTTTCAACTGCGAAAGTTTATTTCGCGGCATGTTGCCGTATTTGTTCAGCTTGATGTTTTTGGGATTAAGCAGCGCTGAGCTGTTCAGCTTATGAACGCCGCCAAACTCGAAAGGCTCCAGATATCCGGCAGCGATATCTCGCACGTAAACCTTTGCGCGAAGATCGTTCTTACGGGCGCCTGAAGAACCAACCGCATTGACCGTGAACGGCGTTGGCGATTCCAGCTTCCGGCCTAAAGCTACTTTTTGCGCTGCTGCAATCTCACGAACAACGGCTGTCATAGCCTGAGCTATGGCGAAGGGGATTTGCTTCTGCAACTGCTGAAGATGTTGGGATAAATCCTTAAGAATTACCATGCTACTATCCCATCGTTAAAGCAATTAAAAAAGCCACCTGTAGGTGACTTCTGTAATGGCAATAAAAACGTTAACCGGCACCTTTTTAAATAGTAGGCTTGTCACTTCCTAAGGTAGGATAAACTCAAGTTCACCTAATCCCGGAGGTAATTCAACATCAATATTGCCCACTCCTAGCCAGAACAGACGATATTCCCTTTGCCATTCATCATAGGTAGACTTAAGGAAATGATTTCTTTTATATGAGGCGGTGTACTCACAGAGACCAGCAATACCATTCACTCCTGTGTGTAGATCTACACATTTCTTTAGCTTCTCGACGTCATTGATTTTTACGCATGCCTTTTTACCTAGTTTCCTTGCGATAAATTTGCTTCGCTTTGTGGACATACAAATAACTAATCCATCTTCAACACGCCTGTTTACAGTGCCATTCAGGACTTTTCCATTAACTTCAAAACCGATAAAATTAATGTCACTTACATCATCTGCAAACTTCATAGAGGGTGAATATTGTTGAACGTCAAAAGTAGAGGTTTCGATGAGGTTTTCATCTGGAGTGAAGACTCCTGACCTCTCATCTCTTTTATATTTACTCGCTACATAAAATGGTACTTTTCCACCAGTAATCCACTTATCAACCCAACAGGGCTTGGTAAGATAAAGATATAGTTCCATTTTTCACCTCATAAAAAACATACGGAACTAATCCATATCATTCATATGGTTAAAAGGTCAAATTATTTTACACTTTTAACAACTCCTCGGCCTATTTAGTGATGATTTTGTAGTATTACTGCCTGCGGTATTGGTCCAATCTGAGCTGCCGCAGCCACTGGGTGGTTTCGATATCTACTTGCAGGTCTGCATCCATGTCTTTCCTGGCGTCACTTGATTTTATCGGTGGAACATCACCCCGGCCCGGAATGTCGACTCAATGCTCCTGTCCGGTGTTGCCACAATTTTGTCCTCGCCTTGACATTATCGAGCCACCTCTTGAAGTGGCTCTGTAATGCCTACGCTATTGGCTCAGCTAACCAGTCCGCCCTGTGACGGCTGCATAATGCCCTATGCGTTTTTCAGGTCGAGATGGGGCGCAATAAAAAAGCCACCAGCTGATGCCAGTGACTTGCCCGATCTTACTGAGAGTATTTATTGAATATTAAATATTGATATGTGAAATTTATTTATAGTTACACCAACAAAAACAATGCCAGCAATAATTTTCCATTTGAAGCATTTCGAACTTTAAATATCACACCTCAATAGAAAATTAATTTTAAAACTTGCAAATAAAACCACTCTTCGCAACCAGTTTATTAGCTTTCGAGAGCTTTAGACTAGGGTAATTATTCGGATCTAAGGTCTTTGCTGTTTCTTCAATCAAACTAGCCTTCCAGACGTGACCAAGTTGCAAGGATTCACTTTGCGACGCAATAAAACTAGGTTTGTTTTGTAATTGCTCAATATACATAGTCGAGTTGAAAACTTGCATACTTGCAAAGATACCTAAAAAATGTATAGACATCCCAAACTTCATTATCACACTCCCACTTTTCGTCTCGTACCCGCTAGTTGATACAAATAAGGCGGGAGAACCAGACATCCCAGGAAATGCAGATATGTCTACCACTATTATTTTTTTTCCATTGAAATCATATTCAGGTTCACTTGCTAAACTGCCAGTTTTCCAAATTGGAAGATTATTTACTGCATCACTAATGCCTCTTGGATAGCCAATCATAACTACTGGGGATGAAGGGTGTAAGAGAATATCTTCAATTACCACTGTAGAATCAATATATGTGAAATCTACCTCGGTCATCATATCTATCGGTAAAGGTATTAAAACAAGATCTGCCTCGGTATCTGATGGATGCTCAAGCCAGTTGAGATACTCACCTAATATCAATGGGATTGTTTCTGTATAAGCCTTCCCATTTTTATCTCTAAGTTGCACAACCAGACTATCACCAAGGAAAGGCTTAACCCCTCTTTCATGCGGGCCGATGCCAGTGACAACATGATAATTCGTCACCAGAAACATGAAACTGTCTGAGCTTTTGTAGAAAAAACCCGTTCCGGTTGATACTGGCGTGTTACCCGATTTCAAGGTAACCAGCGCTGTTACAAGCGACAAAGCGTGAACATTTTGCATATCCTTAGTACCTTCAACCAGTTCAAAAGGGAAGGTATAATAACATTAGCGCTCTAAACAATCACACTGGTCTGCCCAGTCCGGGAGGAGCCTCCCAAATCACCTCACCGCTACCAGTGTATCTCACTCTTGCTTTCGTCGAATGAACTGTCGCAATTGAGCGCTCGTAACGAGAAATGGTATTGCCGTTTGAGTTCATCACATATGCAATCTCACCTTCTTTCAGGAGGATGTTCTGGTCCATGCCGGATACAGTGATGCTCTGCTGGTCAGGGTTGAAACCAACGCTCAGGCCACAATGGATTTCTTCGCCGCCGCCAGGCGACATCACTTTGACTGTTAACATGCTTCTTCTCCTGCTTCTGGTAATAAAAAGCCCCGCTATTGCGAGGCTCGTTTTTTCTCTGCTTGCCTGATATCCGCTTTATCCCGGTTACACTGACCGAGTGCCGATAGCAGGCTGACGTTTAAATCGAGGCTTTGGCCCCACGTCAGGTTGTCAGGGATTTCCGGTTGCGGAGTGTCAGCCGTCAGGCTGACCGGTAACGGGACCACCGGCACTTTGACGTAGACCGTTCGCGAATTGTTGCAACCGCTTAACTGCGCCAGCAGGCACAGGGCGATTAGTGCAATCATCATTCGCAACAGCAACCCGGATATCAGCCGAGGCTCCCGATGCGTCCAGTGCGATCTGCTCTTTTGCATTTTTGTTGGCCTCGACGATGGTGTTGAAGATAGTCATGGTGGTCAGAACGTTGGAGGTGATGGCCTGAGCGGTATTTACCTGCTGCTCAGCGGTTTCAGCTCTGGCTTCCTGCTGATTGGCGGCGTTGTGGTAATGCATAACCAACCAGCCAAGGCAGACAATCAGACAGATAACAACAGCGCTGATAATGGCGGTTAATCGGCTCATTTCTGGCCCCACTCGCAGACTTCACGCTCAATCTCGCGCCTGGTGATCAGCCCCTTCCACTGCTTGCCCCCGGCATACGTCCAGCGCTGCAGTTCCTTGCATGCGCCCGGCACGTCTCCAGCATTCAGTTTCTTCAACAGTGTTGAGCTGGCGAAAGCGTCAGAGCCAACGTTGTAGGTGAATGAGTAAAGCGCGGCGCGGGTAGGATCAGGAATGCGGACTTTGATGAGCGGGTCAATGGCGCTTGCCACCTTCCGCAGATCTGTCTTCAGCAGGCTGTCGCATTCCCTGTCGGTGTAACGATGTCCGCGGCGAATATCGGCGCCAGTGTGGCCATCACAAACAGTCCAGACGCCGACAACATCCTGATAGGCGTAATAACGCCTTCCTTCCAGGCCGTCGGCATTACCAAGCATGACAGAAGCAATGGCGATTGCGCCCGAACCGCCGGCGATCGCACCAATCAGCTTATTCCTCAGCGTCGGGTTCATCTCGGCTCCTGCTACGTCGGTTGTCTTCGCGAATCTTGAAATACAAATTCGTCAGATACGTAAGTACGGCGATGACAATGCCCACCAGTACGCCGATGGCATTCCACTGCTCGGGGCTGTAGGCATTTAGCATGCCGTTAAGGATGCTCCCGGCTGAAGCGCCATAGGCAGCACCAGTGGTTATCTTTTCCATGCGATACATACTCTCACCTCGCGTTGTTAGCGGGTGCTGTGTGTGTTTGAAAGGGTCAGGCCCGTCGGGCTGGATTTAACAACGAAGCGTGTCGATGATGATTCCTGCGGGACCTGATAATAAAAAAGCCATGCAAATGCATGGCCTTGTGATTTGAATCCGTTATTTACAAAATGTATTCGAGACAGTATCTTTCGACTTCCGGACAAAAAAACATATACCGGGACAAAATCTAAATGTAACTGCCTTGCCTGCATGAAACCACGCGGGCTTTTTTTTGCCCAAAGAAAAAGCCCACCGAAGTGGGCCTTACAGCTATCATCATTTTTTATTAGGTGTGGTGCCGGGTGCCTCCCGGTAAGTCGCCGCCAGTCCACAGACGACTCGCAATGCGCAAAAAAACATATCAGACTGGCAATGCCCCTCCGCACAGGGGGATTCACCACACCAAAAATTTAACATCTGATGAAACTCGTTTCAATGCTCTACGACGATGTGACAGGGGTACTGATGCAATGCATCTCGCGAATACCCCTGTCGTATCGCCGGAAAGCAAAAACCCCGCAAGGGCGGGGCTTTCGTCATGTTTAAATTGTCGCTTCTCATCGCTGCCATCGCGGCGCAGCTCTGACAAGCATGAATGAATTATCTAAACTTCTGGGTGAAAATCAATGTTAATTTTAATTATGAGCACAAAAAGCTAAAACCTAAGCCCTCAGGTTTTTGCGGGCGGCTAAAAATGCCTTCCCCTGAAATATCTTGAGGCACCATTTCACGCGCTCTCTCGACTGGTCAGCTGTCAGCCAGGGCGCCAGCTTCTGAAGCTCTCTGGTTATGTCCGATATTTTTTTTCTGGTTGTGTAGTAGTTCAATCCGACGATGTAAATCGGGTCGGTAACCTCAAAGGCATCCAGTACACACTTCTCCATGAATTCTGCATCATCGTTATTGATGGCGGTATCTATCAAGCTGGCCTCCTGCTTCGGCCAGAGAATTACCTGCGCACGCTTCAGAGCATTAGGCCCACGAAAGCCCTCTGCCCTTGCCTGCTCAATTGCCGCCGTAAAGCGCTCTAACGCTTTATCTGACCATCTGGTCCCCTTTACTGACCACCAGCATGAGTGCGCTGACCCTGCTTTTTTGTAAGCCTCATCAAGGGATTTAAGGGAGGTAACAAACTCATCCTGCCGGAGCGGGAATCCCTTCTCTGCAGCTCCATTCTTAAGATAAATAAGTACAGGCCCAGTATGACCCTTTAGCCCCGGAAATAAATCGTCTGGGATATGCATGGCTATCTCCTGTGCAAAACTCACATCTGATAGAACTACAATCGCATATTTAAATCGTCCATCAACCCCCTATTTTCACGAGCTAGAAAGAAAACCAAAAAACAGAATAAATTAATAAAATTCAATATGTTAAAAAATTCATTATAGCCAGAAAAATCATTCACATTTTTTCTCTTGCGCAACCCCCTATTTCACTCAGATAGAATAATTTAGCCAATTTCAGGATTTAATTAATTACATGAAAAATTGAGTAGCAGAAAACACTAACGCGGCAAAGAATGCACATTTTGCGTTGTGCGCAACCCCCTATTTCACCTAACTAAAGGTCTTCATCTAACTTCAGAGTTTAATGATTACAACTCGGAGTTATGCAGTATAAAAAACTATAAGAGTTGATGATGCATATTTTGTATAGTGTGCAACCCCCTATCTGCCAGAGCAGAATGGGTAATATTCATCGGTAGGCATCAGTAACAAAAGCGCTGTAGTAGTTTAGTTAGTCTGATTACTACCTGGTTGTCGACTCCCCTCCTGGAATTGGGCATTGGTTAGCCTGTGAATTTGTGATTTTCTGTGTTCTTCACTGAAGCTTGACGTGCATCAACCCCGATACTCGGATGAGAGTTATGTTGTAAAAATCATTTATTCGTCAATCAGTAAGGAGTAATGAAATGCAAGTTCAAGAGACTCACTGTATTGAAAGCGGTCTGGTTTTTAACGTTGGTGCCGTATCTTACCGGCGCAGAATAATGGTTCCGTTACTGCTCGCCCTTGCCCCAGGAGGTAAGTCAAAGGCCAAACATGAGCTTTTCTTCAATGGAAACTCAGTTGCTAAAGCATACGCAGAAGGAACAGTTATACCGAATGGAGTGAGCTTAGGCTGGTCAGAAACTAAAGGGTGGGAGGGGTACATCGAAGCTAACCAAACAGCAACCATTGAGGCGCGAATGAACTCCTCAGAGGGTGGCTCCACTCTATCAAGCACGACAATTTATATTGGTGCGGCGTAACTCTTTTCGCGGGGATGACCTCCCCGCCTTATATTATTTTTTGAATTATCGCACCCGTGAACTGCCGTGCTCGCTGCGCGGCTTTGCATTCTGCGAGGGTTACCGTTAAGCAGCCTCATGTGCCTGACACATCTCTGCTCACCAGCGCCTCAGCATACCGCGGAGTTACCCACATGGTAGATATTTGACGACAAACGCCCTTTTTAAGGTTTTACCAGACTAAATTTTATTGTATCCCGATATACCCCTGGATGGCCTGGCACAAACTTACACTTTTTAATAGCAACCTCAGTTTCCCTGAAGAAAACCTCATCGCCCGTTATGTTTACTGAGTACACATTGCCTTTATCATTAACCCACGCAGCATAATCGACACTCCCTTCAATTCTCAATGCCTGAGCCTTGACTGGCATCACTGGCGCAGGACAGCTTATGCGAACAGGTACTATTTCTTCTTTTTTTTCAATAGCAAGCGCCACGTTGGATACAAGGACAGCACAAACCAGAAGCAATGTTTTTTTCATAAACGATACCAATTGTTGTTTTCCTTGCGTCCAAAGTTCACTAATGCGCATTTTACATGTAAAGCCGGAGGGAGAGGCTCCACTTCGACACAAGCCCCCTCTGGTGTGGAGGGGATTATATATCACTGCGGCGGTTTTTCTGTGACCTTGTTGTGAATCTCCCAGAGGCTGATTCCGCAGCTCGCGCAGAAGTTAGCAAGGTAGTCCAGCCCAGACCACTCGCGAATCCCTCCGCGAGCAGCCTCCACAAACACAGCTATATCTTTACCCCGCCACAAGCCGAACAATCGCCAGCCGCCGCCCTCAGGACTTTTTACGGCGGCTATGCGAGTCAGTACGCCGGTCTGATACAGCTCAGTAAAGGCGGGCTTCTTTCTGGTTATCATTCGCATAAATACAAACCTGTGATTTGTTGATAACAAATAGCGCGTTTGCGTTTTATGGTTTCACCTCCTGCGGGGCGGCTGTACGCGCATAAACGATCACGCCGTCCTCGGGGCGTTTGCGCGGCAAAAAGATACCAGGGCGCGGCCACAACGCAATAAAGCGACATTCGCTGTTTTCAAGACGGTAAAATGCTTTCTCGCTCATCACACCAACCGGGCGAAGATGCTCCTGTTCGCGCTCCAGTTCGGCGATACTCAGCTGCGCCTTCTCCAGCGCCTCTATGAGCTGATCCGTGTAATGCTCAACTTCAACAGCCATTTGCCGCAATTCATCGTTAGGTGCGTAGGCAATGAGCCTGGATAAACGGTGAATATTTGCGTTTTTTTGTACGCTAGTCAGTTCGGTGATATCAGTCATGGCTGGCCTCCCCAAGCACCCAGCGCAGTGCATCAGCGTATTCACCGCCGGCACCTTCGAGGGCTTTTGTGATTTCTTTACGGGTTTTCAAACGTGGTTTTGCTTCACCGAGAATCTGGCGCTGCCGACGGGCTTTTTCGTGGCCAGTTGTGCCAGCTGTCGCCTGCTCGATTTCCGCTACCTTTTCCCGCTGTTCTTCGGGTTTTAGTGACGCCAGTTGACGCGCCTGAGTAACCGTCACTGTGCCGGACTCTACAGCGTCTTTGACTGCCTGGGTGGCATCCAGCAGGGATAACGTTGCGCGTACTGTCTGGACACTCACGCCAAACATCAGCGCTAAATCGTCCTCGTCGTGCCCGCGTTCCAGCGCATCAGCCATTTTCTTTGCCCGGCCCAGCGGTGTATCTGCCTGGCGGATTTCGTTAGCACTTACCATCGCCTGCGCCATGCGAACGGCGGAGCCACGTTTAGTTACCGCAGGAACCAGTAACGGCTCTTTGCCCTCTTTGGACAGACGCTTGTTGGCTTCCAGTGTATGGCGCACGCGCTGACGACCATCCACCACACAGGCCAGCCCGCTTTCCGGGTCCTTCCATACGATAATCGGCTCAAGAACGCCCTGGTCCATGATGTTCAGTACCATTGCCTCGCTGATAGGCAGGTGGATACGCTCATCGTAAAGCGGGTGCGTTTTGTCGGTAACCATATGCAGGTTTTCCGGTTCGAACATCAGAACGTTGGTTTTGCCGCTGGCGCCATACGCGTCGATCGAGTTTTTAGCCATTTTTCACTTCACCTTTTTTCTGTTCGACCTGCTGAGACCATTTTTCAATCAGCCGGATTTTCGATTTGCTCTTACCACCAGCCCAGTAGCTATCCTGTACGCGGAGATGTCCGTAAGGGCATTTCAGAGCCCCGGAACAGGCGCCAGCCTGGTAATCCCGAAAGTAAAACTCCGCAGCTGAACCACAGACCGGGCAATCAGGTATCTCTCGCATCACCGGGTCACCTCGCGGATTTTCTGGAATTTAGTGCCGTGGTGCGGATTGCCAGGGTTAGTAACCTTCGAATTCATAAACCCGGCGGCCACCAGACGCTCGCAGCGGTAGCGAGGGCGATCAACGAAACCTGCCAGGGACTGCCACTCAAACCAGACGCCAACCGGCACCGACTGGAGCAACTTGATATCCAGCTCTGTGAGTTTGCTGGTTACCGCTACGGGATCAGCACTTCCACCCGGCATCCAGTAGCCATTCAGGTTTTGCGCTTTGCCTTCTCGCTCCAGCACCATCAGGCGGGCCAGCATTTCAGGTGCTGTCAGGTCGAAATAGACAGCCAGCTCACGACAGGTGACCATGTGCCCCTTGTGTCTGTGCTGAAAGCGTGCTCCCGCCTTGGGTATCCCGTTACTTGCGCAATCCTCTTCTGACGGCTCATACACCGGATAAGCACGTTTCAGACGAGCAATCAGCTCAGCAGCAGACTGGTTACACATGGTTGAACCTCGCTTAGTGAATCAGCGTGTTACCGGAAGGACCGCCATCAGCAATCCGGTCAGAGATAGCAATCATTGCGCCGAAAAGCGCTTCCATTTCGTCGTCCACCCGTTGTTTGCGGTGAAGAAGTTCGCGGAAAGTTTCGGAGTAATAACTACGCACCCGCGCCAGCAGCAACGGCGGCATAGCCCGTTCAATCGCCGGGAGAAGCTGCGCAATCTTTTCGATTGATGCAGGTGAATCACTTTCAACCCAGCGGTAAATCTTCTGGATATTGCGGCTCAGTGCGTCAGGGTGGCTTTCGTCGTACAACTCTGGTGCAGTCATCCCCAAGGAGAAGTACGCGTCGACAATCGCAGATACAGGCGTTTTGCGGCCACCTGGATAAAGCGCCCAGGCATTCATGGCCTCGCGAATGCGTTCATGCCTGATTTTCATGATTCACCTCACCAGAACGTTTTGCTTTAGCATGTTGATCGTAAACTTCAGGGTCGTATTGCAGGACTCCCCCAGAAGCTAGTTGCAGTCTCATCGCATTTTTTTCAGGAACGAGTTCCCCCCAAACGGAAACTGACGCGGGGGCTACGCCCGCAGCTTTGGCTAATTTCGACTTGCTGCCGAAGTAATTGATTGCATCTTGTTTAAACACAGGCTCATCTCCTTAGGTTTTCCTAAGGATATTTGATCGTAGAGAAACTTAAGTCAAGAAAATTTAGAATTCTCTAATGATGGAAAATAAAACCTTTGGCTCACGCCTTCTTGAAAGGCGAAAACAGTTAAAACTCTCTCAGTCCGCTCTTGCTAAGTTGGTCAAGGTTTCGCACGTCACGATCTCCCAGTGGGAAAGGGATGAAACCCAGCCAGCTGGTAAAAGGCTGTTTGCTTTGAGCAGTGGTCTGCAATGCAGTCCAACATGGTTACTTTATGGTGATGATGACCAGGTCCCTGGCGAGCCTATTCCGCGCCAGGAAAAAGAGTTGTCGGAGGAACAGCAAGAACTTCTCGGGCTTTTTGATGCCCTTCCTGATTCTGACCGAGAAGGATTTCTCAATGAATTGCGAGCGCGAGTAGAGATGAATAACCAGCGATTCGAAGAATTACTGAAAGTCAGAAAGCGCGCCTCGAAAAAGTAACCTCATTCCAAATTTTAAGTAATCCATTTTAATCAATGGGTTACTTTCTTACGCCTCTAAATTTAAGTTTTTCTACAAAATAATGCTTGATTGAAAACTTAAGTTATTCTAAGTTTACCCCATCCAAACCAATCACCGCACAGTGACTGGCAAGAAGAAAACGTTCCGCTACCCGGCGATAAGGGCTAACTAACGAGGTGAATATGGAAAGCAAAGATCTGATAGTGATTAACGGTCAGCTATGCAGCAAAGACGTTGTCCTGCTGATTATTGAGAAGGTTTTACCTACCGTTCTTTTGGTGGTGGCGGAAAAGGTGAAGGACAGGCGAACTAATGATGAAGTGAAAGAAGCAGCCACAACCGTAGTTGAAGCCGCTATCTCAGCAATTAGTGTGAAGAGCCTAGTTGCTCCCAAGTCTTGATCGCTTGCGCACTTTCCTCTTCCTCACGCTTTGTAAACAGGGGGAGAAAATCAACCTCAGAGCGGTCGACTTCAAAAAGGAACTCTTCAGGGGTGATTTCTTTGGGTTGAGTTGATGCGTAAACAACGGGCAAAAGCCAAGCCTTATCATCTTTATTCATGATTTACCTTTGCTGGTTGTGTGAGAACTCCAGCATACCACCGAGCCTGAAGTGGTGAAAAGACAGGCAAATAACAGACCTTGCAATGCAGTGAATGCGGCTATGCGCACGCGGTTCAGTTAAAGCAGTACCACTTGTTTCCCGAAGTGGGGTGGAAAGAAAGCTGCCGATATCAGTTGTTAACTGGCTGGTATCACCGGGAGGCACCCGGCACTGCATTGCAAGGTCTGTTGGTACTCAAATTCACATGACAGTGAGGGGTAGCAAATGATCCGCGAACATGAAGTACCTGCGTGGCACCGGTTCTGCATAAAGGTTGCTCTGCTTGTGGTTGCAGTCGCATTGGTAAGCTTCAAATTTTGCTGGGGTGCCTCATGAGCAAAAACGGCATTCGTTCCCTGGTTATCGCGCTGGCCATCGGATTGGTTTTCTGGGGTGGACTGGCTGTCGAAATTATGTATATCAAAGGGGTGTTCAATGGCTAATTTACTGCATGGCAACCCGGCTTTTAAAGCGGCACAAAGCAAGCTGGCCATTGCTCAATTTATTGGTAATAGTGAAATGTGGTCAGAGGCTTTTTCCTCAATGAAAGATATTTATGAGGAAACTAAGCACGCAGAAGATTTTATGTTTTGCGGTCGCGAAGAATCTCTCTCAGCTCTGAAATTCAACGATATTATTTTGAATTATGACATGTATGGCGACTTGGTTTCTGTTAATGCAGATTCTGGCAATGCACGTTACAAAATAAACACAGAAGTTTCTTACTAATACCATCACTTTTTATTTAATGCCTTAACTGGCAGGTATGAACACACTTTAAATTTAACCGGAGATAGATAAATGGAAGAATTAAAGTTGCACTGTCATGGTTGCGGCGGTTCTTTTGCTCGCGATGAGCTGCAATATCGTCCATCTGGCAGGGGTGCTTATCGGAGAGACTTTTATTTCTGCCCGGTATGCAATGAGAAAGAAAAGCAGAAAATCGTTCTCTCCGCTGCTGCTTCCTCGTTTCGTAAAACCTTACCATCACGCCCCGGACACCTTGCCCACAAGCGCTGGTAGGTGACGGATGATAATCACATCCAACCGTATTCCATCGCATGTAAATGAAAAGGCATCGCATGTTCTGAGCTTGTACAGCAAGGGAGATATAAAGCCATGCCGAATCAAATGCGGGAATTTAAGTTTAAAGATTGGCAGAAAATGGCGCTTATTATCCCGCAATAACGGTACCTGCTGGGAAATTATGAGCCATGAAAAATACAACCAACTTAAAGACAGGAAAGCTCAATCATGAAAATAGAATTTAACGATAAAGGTGTAATTGCTACCGCCACGATTACCAGCACGGTTTTCGAATTCCGCCTTCACAACCGTGCTGTTGATACGGCGCTATTTCTTGCTCCTTCCGTTCGTGCTAAGCGTAGCGGTTTCTTTGTTTTAAAAACGGTAATTACCGGTAAACCCTCTCACGTACTGCGTGCGTATAAAGCGATTAAAGCGGAGGCATCACTATGAGCAAATCATTAAACGCGCGTTGTATCCGCCGCTGGGAAGTTGAGTTTAAACCCGTCTGCGATTCAAAAGTTAATCCGTACTGGCGCAAAAGCGACCTCCGTGGATATATCCGCGAAGCAGCGCTTACCACAGCATACAGCATGGTCGAGAGCATGGCTGAACGTAACGCCAAAGTTGACTATGACGGTGAGCCGAACGGATGGACGCCAGAATTTTCGGCATGGTATCGGGAGCGCCATGAGCAGTACCTGAAAGAAGCGCGTGACTACCTGGACGAAGACGCTACCAACGACGAAATCGACGAAGAGAACGAGAACGAACTTGAAGCATGGAACGACTGAAATACAGAGTATCAATACTAAACTGATTTCCAATAATCAACATTAAACCGGGGAACTGATTATAGTTTCCCGGCCATGAGGTTATTTATGGCCGATATTACTCAAGAAGATGAATGGGTGATGGAAAAGGGAATTGTAGCGAAGATGTATATGACTCCCCGGCAAATTAAATCTTACCGGGAGGGGAGATGGATTGAGGGGGTTCATTATAAGAAGCACTCACCTGACCCCGAAGCTTCAGAAGGAAGGGTAACTCTTCTCTACAACTACACCAGGATTAATAGGCTTGTCGGGGAAACATAATGAATATGCCAGCTGGCGTAGAGCTGCATGGGAAGGGAATAAGAATTAGCTTTCTATATCGCGGCATACGGTGCCGCGAAGTTTTGCGGGGCTGGACTGTATCAAATAGCAATATACGAAAGGCTGGTAACCTCCGTGCTTTAATAGTAAGTGAGATTCAGCAGGGGAAGTTTGACTATGCAGAGCATTTTCCTGAATCAAAAGCGATTAAAAAATTTACCACGACACAAAAAGTTAAAACCTTTGGTGAATTATGCAAAGTTTATCTTGATGCCAAAAAGCTTGAGGTTTCAGCTGCATCATACAGAGGTGCAGAATCACGAATAGCAACACTTTGCGCTATCGTCGGAAGTAATACGCATATTGCAGATATTCAGCATACCGATCTGTTGAATTACAGAAACGCGCTGTTAACGGGAAACACCTTTAGCGATCATGCGCCCTGGTTAAAAAGAAAAGGTCGTGCTGTATCCACGGTCAATGGCCTGATGAACAACCTGACTGCGTTGCTCAAACTGGCTAACCTGAGCGGTTTTATCGAGCATACCCCGCACGAAGGTATAAAGATGCTCAAGCGCTCCAGGAGAGACCCGGATCCGCTTCTCCAGAGTGAGTTCGAAGGTTTTATAAAAGCGATATCTCCTCGTTATGTTTTACTCTGGACTACAGCTATCTTTACCGGCCTTCGGCATGGAGAGCTTACAGCTTTAGCCTGGGAAGATGTGGACCTTGATAAGGGTGAGCTTCACGTCAGGCGTAATCAGACTAATGAGGGGCTGTTTGTGCCACCCAAAACCGAAGCGGGGATCAGAACTGTAACCCTGCTTGAGCCTGCGCTGAACGCTTTACGTGAGCAATTCAAGCTAACTGGCGCATTAAGCAAAACCGAAATCACCTTCCATCACCGCGAACATGGTTTAACTGAACAACAAAAACTGCGGTTCGTGTTTATCCCGCCCAAAAACTGGCGCGGGGAAACGAAGTATTACGGATCTCAGTCTCTGGGGTATAGTTGGGAAGCAGGATTAAAGAAGGCAGGAATCAGGAACAGGCGCCCTTACCAGTCGCGCCACACTTTTGCGTGCTGGTTATTAACTGCCGGTGCTAACCCGTCGTTTATCGCCGGACAGATGGGTCACGAGAACGCGAAGATGGTTTATGAGATTTACTCGAAGTGGATCGGAGAGATGGACCGCGATCAGGTGGAAATGCTGAATAGCAGTTTTTCTGACGTTGTGTCCCAAGGGTGCCCCAAACGCAAGGTAGTTGGTATAAAAAACGTTTGA